CATGCGAGGTTCTTTCGTGGCATCAGGCGCGGGCCGCGCGACCCGTATTCTGGCGCTGCAGGGAAACGCGGCCATGCATCGCAATCAATACCCTGTCACTCCCGCATCTGCATGGTGATGCCCACGCAACGCGAATCTGCGAGCCTCGGCACGCACTGCATCCGAATGAGGACCACCCAGCCGCCTGAAATGTTCCAGCGGACACAAAGAAAAAGGCCCTGTGCTATTGATTAAATAGCTACAGGGCCTTGATGCGAGGGTGTCATTCACAAGAAGCCTCGGAAACCGCATGGATGCTTGATTTTCGACTGTTTCATTTCAAATATACCCCCAAATATGCCCCCAAATAGCTCCACCGGTGTGTTGAGCCACATTCAGTAGCTGCAACTCCGATTTTCAGTGCTTTCCCTCCGTCCACAGGTCGACAAATTGAGCCCACGGGCAAAAAAATGCCGCCTCGGAGGCGGTTTACTGAAAGTTGCCAGCTTCACAGCGTCAGAAGGATCGACGCGCCCCCTCGGGCTGGCTGCATTGCTTGATAAGCAACGCGGGGTGAACGCCATGCATGCCATACACCCGGCCAGGCTATGGCGAACTACTCGCCCGGCCGATATTCCAACGGCGGCCGCAGCCGCACTTGCTCAATCCACGGCGCCGGTACTTTTCACCCATCCGACAGGGGCCACCCAGCCGCAACCGAAGTCAAGGCGAGCCTTCAGCTGCATGCCGTCAACCTCGAAGCCTTCACGCTCGGTGATCTGAACACCCTGCTCACCGTCCAGATAGCCGTATTCGAGGGCCGTCTGGTTGCCCGCAACAAGGTACCAAGCCGCTGCGCTGGCAGCATCAAGGCGCGGCTCTACAACGACCCCAAGCGTGTAGGGCTGTACATCACCGGCTTTTGTGGCCACAAAGCTGGCCACGAGCTGACGGGCCGTCATCTCGAGCGTACTGGGCACGACGATGGTTGCGGGCTCCTGCAGGATCAAGCCCCCATCGATGTCCTTTTGAGCGCGTAGGGCCTTTACCGCTTCGCCCAACCCTACCAACGTCAGCTTTTTAGTGATGGCAGTGTTGCGGGCAGCATCAAACAGGTCGGCACCATCGACTTGCCGCGGATTCAACAGCACAGACACCAGCTCATCAGCCTCACGGCGCGCAGCGGCCTGGCCAAACTTCTGCATGAGGGTTGCAAAGCCCTGAAGATCGTCATTCACCATGGCCTGGCGGGTCAGACCGATGATGCGCCCGTAGGTAACGAGTCGCCATGCGTTCACCTGGTCGGCGACAGCACCGCTGGTGAACTCGCCATGCTCGTTGACCTTTTCTAGGCTTGGGGCGCCACCCAGGCGCACCATGCTCTTTTCGCGAAAGTCCGGAAGGTTCGACTCGCGTGCAACGGCCTTCAGCGGTGCCGGAGCCTCTGCGTAGGCGGCCTGCAGCACACGACCCACAGCACTGCCAAGCAACGCCTTGAAATCGCTGGTGCCTTGCAGTGCACGCTGGATGATGCGATCCCGGCTCTCACCAGTGCCCACGCGCTGCCCAGACAGTTCCAAGGCTCGAATGGCAAGGCCCGCCGTATCAGCCGCGCGGATCACATCGCCATCGGGCTTGCCGCCCATCCGAGCGATCAACGTGTTCACGATCAGGCTGCGCTCATCTTCACCCGCGCCGTTTGAACGGGATACGTTCAGGTGCCCGCCCTGTGCGATATCGCGGCGGGCCAGCTCGTCCAGAACAGCGCGGTTTGCCTGCTCAAGCGTCGCACGTTTTTCAATCAGTCCAGCGGCCAAGTCGGCGACGCCATGGCGCTTGCAGAGTTGCGTGATTTCATCGTCCGCGCGGTTCATAGTGGTGGTGTTCATGGTGGTCAATGTGTGAGTGAGAGAACGGAAGAAACCGGCTGCAGGATCGGCAGGCACCGGGACAATCGAAACCTCATGCGGTTGCCAGCGAAAGATGGCGCCACCCTCAATAGGCGTGCCCTGGTCAAGCAACGCATATCCCACGGACAGGCTGATCCCACGGACAGGCTGCGGTGGATGCCCGCCACAACGTCGGCACGCACCTGCTGAGCCTCAGGACTGCTGGAGAAACGCACCTCGCCCGTCACGCGGTCGCCCGCAGCACGCAGGTTCTCCACCAGGCCGATGGAAAGGTCACTGGTATCGTGTGCAACGATCAATGGGAGTGGCGCGCGGCTCAGATCGACACCAGCGGGGCTGCAGTCCAGTACCTCGGTCACACCGTATCGGCTCACCGGGGCACTGGTGGCAATAGTGCAAGGGATGAGGGCATCAGCAGCCACTTCGCCGGCAGGAGCCTCAAAGCGCAATTGGCGGGTAGGCGTCCCATCATCGTTGACTGGGTTCGATTCACGCGGTGGGAAAAGGGCCAGGACAGGCGTCAGTAGCGCCTTCATCACATCAAGGTGCAGATGCACCCGATCACGAACGCCAACGGGCACGGCAGCCAGCGCGGCCCGGAGGGTCGGGGAGAATGCATCTATTGATGCGCCCGCTTCAAGCACCGCGGCGGCTGCCTGCATACACGCCTCGGCATGTGCCAGGTGGTGAATGTTCGGGTCCTTCGCCCGCCGTGGCTCCGGTTTGCGCTGCGCGATGCTCTGCCGTTCCTGGCGCCATGCGCGCACCGACTCAACCGAATCCATGGGGCAGCCTTGCTTGCGAAGCTTCGTCATGTTGGCCGATGACAGGCCTAGCTCGCGCCCAATTGCATTTTGCGATAGTGGTTTTGCATTGCTCACTGCTCACTCCCTTGGTTATTGCTCACTGCTTAGCCCTGCTCATGCAGGATGGTGGACGCCATACCCCGAAACCCGTGGCCCGTCATGCGGCCCTTGTAGCCCATGCGCTCCAGCGCCTTCAAGATGGTGTTGTTGCTCATGGGCTTGCTGTGGTCGCGCTCGCCAGGGAACAGCAGCTCGCGCCCACCTGAGAGGGTGTGCAACACCTTCAGCACCTCCACGGCCTGCGGCGACAGGGGTACGATGTGGGGCGTTTTCATCTTCATGCGCTCGGGCGGAATGCGCCACTCTGCGGCCTGTAGGTCGAACTCTGCCCACCGTGCCGCGATCAGCTCGGTGGTGCGCACAAACGTGAGCGCCATCAACTGCATGGCCAGGCGCGTGTAGGGCCCGCCCTGGTAAGCCTCGATCTTGCGCAGCAGCTCGGGCAGCTCCTTTTCGCCCAGGCGGGCGTAGTTCTCTTTCCTTCGGCTCTTGAGGGTGTCGCTGGGCTTCACGTCCGTGGCCGGGTTGCGCTCGATCAGGTCGTGCGCCACCGCGTAGCGCATTACCTGGCCTGCCATCTGCAGCACCCGGTGCGCCAGGTCGATTGCGCCACGATCTTGCACGGCCTTGGCCATGCGGGTCAGGTCTTTGGCTGTCAGGCTGGCAATGGGCCGCGCACCTAGCACGGGGAAGGCGTCCGCCTCCAGGCGCTTGATGGCGTAGTCAGCATGGCGCGGGCTTTTGCCGTCCCTCCAGTGATCCCACCACAGCCGCGCCACGGCCTCGAAGGTGTTGGCCTGGTCAAACGCGCTGGCCGCCTTGGCTTCGCGCCGGAGCTGGCCGGGGTCGGTGCCGTCTTTCAGCAGCTTGCGTGCATCGTCGCGAGCCTCACGGGCCTGCGCCAGGCTCACTTCGGGATAGACACCCAGCGCCAAGCGCTTTTCTTTGCCGCCGTGCCGGTACTTCCAGCGCCAGTATTTGCCACCGGCTGCGGTTACTTCCAGGTAGAGGGCTTTTTCATCGGCCAGGCGAACGCTGTGGCGCCCCTCGGGGCAGGTGGCCTTCTTGCACGCTGTGTCGGTCAGGGGCATTTTGGGGGCACATTTTGGGGGGCATCGGAAAAGCCCGATTTATGCCCCCCATTGCGCCCCCCGGTTTGCGTGGCTTCAACTGTCTGCCTTTGGCCGATTTTGGCCAAAAAAAAACCCCGCTTACCTATGGGAAAGCGGGGCTTACTGGTCAATTTTGAACGTCGTTGAACGTCAAACTGGCGGAGAGGGTGGGATTCGAACCCACGGTAGTGTTGCCACTACGCCTGATTTCGAGTCAGGCAAAATTTATATTTCACAACGTTGACTATCGTGGATAGAATCA